TTTTAATAAAAAGTAGAATCCGTTCGCGGAAGACTCCATGGTAGGCCAGAGTCGTTCGTTGTCGGACTCTGATCTACTAGACAAATCATAATTTTGTAGAAATGTCTCAGTAAAAGGAGGGAACTTAGTTGGTAGTTCGGGTAGTGCTAATCTTCTTCTAGTTAAATTAATTCTTAGACGTGCATTACGTCTTTCATTTAATTTAAATTGTTTAGTTAGAAATTTAAATACATCTTTACATGTATTGTAAACTTCGTTTGAGCATCCCATTGCTGATTGAGCAATTCCAATAGAACTAGAAATTGTGGTTTCTAGACTCTGAGGATATTCAGGATACAAAAAGTGTGCTAAGAAGGTAGCGGGATCGCGTTTTGCTATTCCATTATTATTGGCATAACTGAGTACTGAGATATCATTTAAATGATTTCCTATTGTACTCTTTTTATGTGAGAGCTTAGCATTGAAACGTTTTAAAGCTTCATTTCTAAGTTGAACAAGCCAATCACGCTGGAAAGCGGGGTGGATGAACTCGGCCATTCCAAAAATAGAGTCATCTCCTTGAACTAGAAAATCGAAATTTTCTGATTCAATGTTGATGCCCATAGATGAAAGGCAAGTTAATGTCATGATTGTGTTAACGAAAGAGTCAAGCAACTGAGTTTGTTGAAAACCAGATGCAATACCATTAAACTTCCATTGGTATAGTTTACCATCAGGAGTTAAAATGGGGGTATGTTTGACAGAGTATGTCATCCATTCCCAAATTCTTTCAATTTCATGAACTTTGGTTTTACTATTAGGATAGTAAGAAGTAGGTTCGTAACAAGAAAAATCAAACCAAGATTTCCACATTAAGTGAATATCATCGATAATTTCGAAGAGCGCTCGTCTATCAAATTGTGACCAATCAATAGAACAGTAAGTAGAGATGCGTTTGTGAGAGAATCTATTATATAGTTTCTTCCAACCGCCTCTAATTGTTTCGTAACCCCATAACATTCTACCGGTTTTATTATTCAAATAGTCTTTTTGTAAAGGCCAGATGAACATATTTTCAGTAAAAAGTAATAGTTTAGGGACTCCGAAAACGGCTCTGAGTTTATCAGGTTCGTCTTTTGCTACAAGGTGAGCTCGAGTGTGAAGAGTAGTGTGCTCGTATGGTATAGGCTTTCCTTCTGAAGACCAGAAGTTTGAAGATCCTTTCTTAATACGATGAATGTTAAGACGACAATCTAAAAAGATTTGATCGTAAAGATTGTGGAAAGTTAATTTGTCATTATTAGCTAATCCATCTCTAACATTTTCTAAAACTACTTTTCGATATTTCTTCGGATGTGTTGTGTATGGTACTTCAGCTGAAACGTTGAGGGACCAAGGATAATAACGTAAGTCTGGAACAGCTACAGGATGTAACTTGCGACTAGGACGGAATATCGTTTCACAAACTTTTAAGGCACGTTTATAGTGCTTATCTTTGACAAGAGGAAAGTAAGGTTGATCGGATCGAAGAAAATCTTCAATTTGAGATCTGCCACTATCATCGGATCTGCGAAATCCATTAATGGATCTTTCTGCTAGATCTTGAGAACAACATTTATATATTGCTTTCTTGATGAGTCTTTCTCTTTGAATTGACTCTCTTTGTATGCGTGGATTAGATCCAAACAAGTCAGAGTGTCTGCTTCTAAGATTATAATTTCGAAGAAAAGTTAAATTGCGAGTGTTTTGCATTTTTATACTATGAAGAAAATAAAAACTGATCGTTGGTGGAGTACGAGATGTAGAACTTTTGAAAATCTTTTCGTTGAACCTTGAAAAATA